AACCCCGAAGTGTTCAGCAACAACTTTTGAAATTACAGGGCAACTCATTATAGATCGCCCTCTTTGCGGTTTTCGCTGTAGTGAGCATCAAACTTACCACCCGGATAGCGTGACTGTAGCTTGTCTACGTTTTCAGCAAGCACTTCATTAGGGTCAAGTCCGAGTGCGTTACAAGCATTAGCCCAGTACCAAGCAATGTCGCCCAGTTCACGCTTCATATGGAAGATGTTGTCCTCATTGAGAGGTTTGCCCTGGAAGAGGATCTTCTTAACGATTTCTTCAAACTCGCCACCTTCACTGCCGAGTCCAGTGCTTGCTGTCATTAGTAACGCAATATTGACGTTACTAGAAGCATCAAGCTCCTTAAGGCGTTCAATGAGGGCAGCTAGGTCCTTACTCTGATCACTGCATACAGTGAGGACGAAGTCTGCGTACTTGTTTAGATCAATTTGGGTTGTCATATATTTTCCTTTTAGAATGCCTTAAGAATGATCATATCAGCGTTGAAGCGACCATTAGGTACAGCCTCAACAGCCTTGATCTCCTTGAAATACTTACGAGCAGCAGGCTTACTACCCATCAGTGCCTTAATCTGTTCAACGGGCTTGCGAAGCGTCTTAACACCCGATTCCTTCTTGTCAAAGCCAATCACAGTGTTACCCTTAACCATCAGGCACTTGCTATAATCGTCTGCGACATAGTGATGCATCTTGCGCTTCTTAGTGTCATAGACCCAAGCTTCGGTGCTCTCATGAAGCTTAACGGGGCTTAGACCAGTCAATTCAAGCTTGAGTGCATCATCCTTGAACGACTTGCAGTGCTTAAGCTTAGCAACGACACGCTCGACCGGAACAGCCTTCTTAGCACGGGGCTTCTTCACAGTCTTCTTGAGTGCGATGTATCCATTCAGTTCTGCAACGATTTCTTCAATCAGCTTGATAGCATAGCGCATTTGCAGCTTGCCAATGTTAGAGTATGCTTCGTTAAGCTGTTCATCTTTGCCTGCCTGGGCTTCACGAAATTCATCAAGAAGATGGCCCCAACGCTTAATCGCAGCAGCGATATGCTGGGGAAGAACGTTGCGCTTTTCAAGAGCAGACATTGCACGACGGTTGAGATTGAAGTCCTTAGGATACTTAGCGTCAATGAATTCGTCCCAAATCAGTTCAATGTCGCTAAGGGCCTCGTCAGCCTTTTCACGCATTACTTCCTGAATGTTGACGACCTTTTTGGGCTTTTCTTCGCCGTCAGTTTCTTCCTTCTTAGCCTTGAGTTCTGCACCTTCGGCAGCAAGACCTTCAACCCACTTCACAATGCCAGTCTTGTAGTTGTCAGGGATAATGTCAGGATTGACTTCAAGCAAATGTGCAGTGGTAGCCCAATGACTATGCATATCAACCTTCCAGTCGGGAAGACGATTGATCTTAGTCAAGTAGTCCTTAGGGAAATTCTTCTTGATGTATTCCTTGACCTTAGTACCGCAATCCTTGCGCTCAAGATCATAGTGGACAAAGAACCTTGCCTTTTCCCAATTGTCTGTAGGCACCAAGCTAAAACGGTTAACGCCACGACGAGGGGCACGGACAGTCTTCTTAGAAGCTTTAGCTTTAATGAGGGCGGGGCGACGAGCCATGTTTATCTCCTGAATTTCAGATTACTTATACACTATACAATAGCCATAGGTAATTGTCAACCAAAAAATTACCTAATTTTGATTTCATGTAGTGGTTTGCGCCCGCTAAACATACAGACACCTTTTTCACGAGTTAGGTCTGCTGCATTTTGCGGGTTACTGTCCCACATGGCAAACAAATCTTCATTGGTGATACCGTCTTCACAATCCATGGCGTAGATTTCATAGTGGCGGCCGGGATTGAATCGTGCCCTAAGTTGCATGGACATAAGGATATCGTCAAGTGGATTCTTGCCCGGCTTATCACCCTTGAGAATATTCCAAGTATCAAACTTATCTTGTTCTTCATACTGTGTGATTGGCACAATGGCTTCAATTCCATACTGATTCCACATGAAGAGGTATGCGTTAGTAGTCATAGTTGCTTCCGTCACCGGCGAGTTCAGGACAATCTTCTTCTTCCGCAGTAGCAATTTCTATTGCCTGCTCCCAATAAGGATGAGAAGTTTCCTTAATAATACGATATTGTCCTTCGTTAAGCCCGGGGAGTGCTTCACGAAGAAGTTCAAATGCTCGGTCTTCGATGGTCACATTAAACTCCTTGCTATATCTCTCTTATAGCAGTTTGGGTAACCAATGTCAACCGATTAATGAACTATTTTTCTTGCTGAATTCTTTTGGTTGGAAAAATCATTGTTCATTACTGACTTTTTACCATGGCAGAGTTTACAAATGGTGTCTACGTTCTCCGGAACATTATTGAAATGATCTCCGTCAAGATGCTCTAAATCCAATGCATTGAGCATGTCTAGATTTTTCCACGACTTTGATGGTACGGGGCATTTCCAACCCAGCCGGCCATCTGCGTTTTCACAGTATTCTTTTTTGTGAATCGTAATGCCCGCCATCGCCGGGCCAAAAAACCCAGTCGTTCTAGCTTTATAGCAAGTTCCGCATTCTGATTTGATAGACCAATTTTTCCAATCTCTAACCATCACCGGCCGAATGCATCCAGGATTGATACAAGTGGGCAGAGAATAACCTTCGCTAAAGAATTTTTCCTTCATTTGCGGGCCTAGTTTCATATACTAACCTTTCATTTCTGTGGTTGCAATTACGCTTGTATCATTATTGCGAACCCGTGTCAACCGTTTTTTACGATAAATAACTATATGCCAAAGTTATCATTATACCGTCCGAATAAGCAAGACGATTATCGTTTTCTAGACAGAACTATCTCCGAGCAATTGACTGTCGGAGGTACCGATCTGTATATTCACAAGTATTTAGGGCCGCAGACAGGAAACACTTCTACAGACTTCACGCAGCCCAATTATGATGCTTTGGATCCACTAAACATCCAAGACTTGCTGTTCTTAGAGAACCGCGATAGAGTATATGATAAGAACATCTATCGCTTGCGCGGTCACTATAATGTTCAGAATCTAGACTTTGACTTAAGCCAATTTGGTTTGTTCCTGAATAATGATATAATCTTTATCACTGTCCACTACAATGATATGATAGACATTGTAGGTAGAAAACTTATGGTCGGTGACGTACTGGAACTACCGCACTTGCTAGACTATAATCCTCTTAATGAGACTATTCCTGTTGCATTGAAGCGATTCTATCAAATCACCGATGCAAACTATGCGAGTGAAGGCTTTACGCAAACTTGGTATCCTCATCTATGGCGTATCAAATGCGAACCTCTTGTCAACAGCCAAGAGTTTAGTGACATTCTTAAAGAACCAATCAATCAAGACAACTATCTTGGCAATTGGGATAAGGATAAAACATATCCGCCGGGCTACACAATTAACTTTGGTGATAAGCTCTATGAATCTATCATTGAGGTCCCGGCGGGTGTCACACCACCTAATCCAACATATTGGAAAGAGATTGAGAACGGCAACCTTGCTGATATTCTGTCAACCTATAACAAGAATATAGCAATCAATAATGCACAGCTTGAAGAAGCCAAGCGAATCGTTCCTAAAGCAGGTTATGATACGAGTAAGCTATATGTAGTACCTACATATGGAAGATACGAGTCTAACAATGTATTGTCAGATAAGACCAACCAGCCTGCCCCGCCTGTTGATGTTATCACTTCAAGCAATACCGGAACTGCAATTCCAGTAGAAGGAACTGTGGTGTTTATGCGTAGTCAAAAATATAAGAATCCTAGTGTTGGTATAAAGATTAAAAAAGAAGTATTAACTAGCATTTGGGATATGACTGCTGACATGGATATAGAGGACAAGCTAGACAAGTTTGTTCAAGCTAGCTTGAATATGGTAGAAGAAGCTCCTGTTCGCACCGAAAGCGGATCCGGATCAGTAGAAACTACTAAGTCATTAGCAGTGCAATCATTAGGAATTATTACTGGTCCATATGGTACTGCTGATAACACTTACTCAACGGCTGACCAAGACCCGACGCAGCCTGGCTTTACAGGTGATATCACTCAGCAGATGGATTATCGTGCAGACTGCGATCCTAGATTCCAATATATCACTAGGTCAAGTCCTAGAACGTTCGGTTATAGTGCAGGATACATGACCGGTGACGGTACTGCACCAAATGGATTCCCCGTCGGAGCTGGAATAAGTTTCCCACAGAATCCACAAGTGGGTGACTATTTCTTACGCATTGACTATATGCCGCAGTTATTATATCGTTGGGACGGTAAATTATGGATTCGTATAAGTGAAAATGTAAGAACTGATACTGGATTTACTGCGGAAGACACTTCATTGTTGTCAGGCTTTATTAACAACCAGGGCGAAATCTATCTAAATAATGCGGGAGAAGTTGTACCCGAAGCACAACCACTGTCGTCTGTGTTGCGGCCTGCTCTTGACCCAATACCCCCGGAAGTATAATAGATGGCACAGTATTTTTACGACAATCAGATAAGAAGGTTCTTAATTCAGTTTGCTAAAATCTTTAGTAACTGGTATGTTACTAAGGGCAAGGATCCAAACGGAAATGATATTCTTGTTCGTGTGCCAATTATGTATGGAGATAGCTCTAGACAAGCATCAACGATTATTGCTAATAACTCGGCAAGCAATTTACCAAGTGCTCCGTTGATTACATATTATATCAGCGGACTAGAGTATAATCAAAAGTGGACGCAAGAGCCTACGTTTGTTGATAAAGTAAACGTTAGACAACGAGCATATAATCCCGAAACTCAGAGTTATGAAACTACGCAAGGTCAAGCATTTACAGTTGAAAGATTGATGCCAGTTCCATATACGTTGCGTATTACTGTTGATTTTTGGACTACAAATTATCAACAGAAGTTAGAAATTATTGAACAGTTGGGAACATTATTCAACCCAGCATTAGAACTTCAAAGTACTGATAACTTTGTTGACTGGACTTCTCTGAGTGCAGTATTCCAAGACGGATTAACTTTTACTAGTAGACAAATCCCACAAGGCACTGGAAATCCAATAGACATACTAACTTGGAAGTTCTACATGCCCATATGGCTAACTACTGCCAGTAAGCTCAAGAAGATGGGAGTCATCCACAAAGTCATTGCTAGTATTTTCAAAGGATCTGCGCTTGACGATATTCAAGATGAAGATTTATTATTGGGTACTAGACAAAAGATTAGTCCATATGGATACAAAGTATTGCTGTTAGGCAATCAATTACAATTATTGCCTCAAGCCACTGCATTTTACCCGCCTAATAGTTCATTAGAGCAACCGGTAAATCCAAATACAGATTTATATTGGACAAGTTTGTTAAACGTCTATGGGGCAATTAAACCCGGTATTAGTCAAATATGGTTACAAAATCCATATATGGAAGATGATATTGTAGGCACAATTGTTCCTAATCCAGTTGATGATAGATTCTTAATCTATAATATTGACCCAGATACTCTACCGCAAAATACGCTTGATCCAATCAATGCTATTATTAATCCCCAGTTGACCGGTCCTAATGCTGGATTGCCGGGGCCGTGGCCAAATGTTAGATATTTAATAGTTGAAGATATTGGGTTTGAGGGCGACGAAACTACTGCGTGGGGCAATTTAGTTGCTCAAGCCAATGATATTATTGAATACAATTCAACTAGCGGAGAGTGGGAAGTAGTGTTTTCCGCAGAAGAAGCCACTACAGTAGAGTTTGTGACTAATCTAACTACAAGCATACAATATAGATATGTACCGCAAGAAGGCATGTGGGTCAAATCGTATGAAGGCTGGTACAATGAAGGCGACTATAGTATTGTAATTTAATATGACAAAACAAGCAGCCGGCGTATTCTTCTACAGTCAATCAACTAACAGCTTTTTATATTTACTACGTACCGACAAGCAGAACCCTACATGGAGCATTCCTGGAGGAGGTATTGAAGTTGATGAGACATTAGCAGATGGTGTCAAACGAGAATGTATGGAAGAAATGGGTTTTATTGATCCTGGAATGAAACTAATTCCTATACAAAAGTTCACAAATGGTAGCTTCACATATCATACGTTCTTCTGTCAGGTAGAAAATGAATTCATTCCTATACTGAATAACGAACACTGCGGGTATGCTTGGGTGCGCTCAGGGCAATATCCAAAGCCATTACACCCCGGATTGTTTTCTACAGTGAATATTGATATTGTAATTGAAAAGTTGAATAGTCTTACTTGATTACATACCAAGCATTTTGGATATAA